CTAGGAGATGATTTTAACCACATAGGTTTGGTTAAAGTGGTTTTAACATAACTATTCAATTTTGGCTCAGAAGATTTTTCACTACCAGCTTTTAATGATATGCCAGCAATTTCAGGATAAGATTTTTCTTTAAAAAAAATGAAAACATCACCAGCATGATTACCAGGAACCCCTTGAGGTTTTTCTCTATAACCCCAAACAACTTTATCTATATTTTTAATTTGATGTGTTTCAAAAATGAATTTAGTAATCGCATAAGCATTTTCAATTTTTTCTTGTCTCATATCAGGACGAATCTTATCTTTCAAAACAACAAATTCTTTACCAGCTTTCATATTACTAGCTGTAACAAAAGTTTTTTTAGATTTAGGAGATTCTAAATTTAGACTATTGATAAAATTCTCCAAATCTTCTGGAGATTTTGGATTATAACCATTATTAAAACAGAGTGCCGGAAACAATTCTGTAATTGTTGAATTTACAGTTGTTTGTTGACCACCGGACAGATATGTAGCCATTTAATACTCCTATCAATTTTGGAGTATTTATGCTATCACACCTACCGAATTATGTCAATAGCTTTCCCGCTTGTCCAAACTTCTTGCTCTGTACGAATTCTATCTTCAGATTTCAATGTCTCAAATCGATTAACAGCCTTCTTGCGCCACCATTCAATGATGTTGGTTAGATTGTGTTTCTCAAAGTTTTCACCTGGAATAAGTTTATCTGCATCACCATTGACAAAATCTACCATGTTTTTATATCCATAGTCGGAGATAAAGTATCTCTTTTGTTCATTCAGATTCTTTGCATTGTCAATAGTACTCTGAAATTTCTTGCCTTCAGGTGTGCCCTTCAAAGCCGTTTTAATGTGACTGACCATGGCATTTGAGATTTTCAATTTACGACTTGATGCACCTTCTGGTGCAAGTGGTTCGCCTAGAATCTCTTCCATGTAGTCTTTGAGATTTGAGTATGTCGTACCATGTAACATCGGAAGGAAATCACTATCAGTCAATCCCTTGAATCGGATCAATGGTTTCATACCATCATATTGTGATACTGCCTTTGATGAACCATATAAACTTGTTGTTTCAAACAAACAGGTTGTCATATCATATTTTTTGTCCATCATTTCACGGACCGTATGTGAGGTACAGATTGCAGCAAGAAGTTTACCACCCAAATAGTTGAAACCAAATGGTTGTGCAGGAACAATAACGAAACCCATCGTTGCACATTTATTGAACAATTGAGCGCCACCTGGACGTTGAGTGAAGACTTTACCCAACATTTCATTACGTGGTTTACAATTAATAACAGGAGAACCTAGACGAATGAAACCAACCCATTTGTTGGTTTTCTTTTCAAGTACAGCAAGACGCAAACAACGACCAGGAATACTAGTCATGTTCGAATGTGATGAAATCATATTGAGATATGTGTCCCATCTTTCTTGAGGCAATTCAACAATCTCAAACTCCATATCAGCAGGTGATATAGTAAAATCATCAAATAATTCTTCTTCAGGTCCCATACCAGGCAAAGTCTTAGGTCTTTCTGCCATGGCTGCAAGTTTTTGTTCTCGCATGTACTCATCGATTCGACCAAACTTATCAAAGTATTCCGAAAATACTTTTGCACCGTGTATGGCTTGATCCTTAGTTAATTTCATTCATCACTCTTTCATATAATTTCAGAACACGCTTCTTATAATCAAAACCTAACATTCCACTTTTCTCTCCAACATCATATGGAGGAATTCTACCAACAGAATAATATTGATCTGCTGTCAAATCAATCCTAGTGCCTTCGTTATCAACAACCCACCAATGATATATGCCTTCATCATCCAAACCTCTATACATCTTAACACATTTTGATCCAAATATTTTATACAAACAACCTGACACCGTGTGGCAATGACCGAACATGGGATTTGTTGAATTTCTTTCTACCCATTTTTTAGGTAATAAATCGGGAGTCAAATTGTTTAGTATTAATTGTTTAACCAATATAAAATTATCTTTGTTGTATTCCATCACACTCTTATACCTTGAAATTTAGTATTAAACTTTCGTTCTCTATTTCCAAAAGTATTTAGCGGTTTATCTGGAATGTCTTGACCACTATCCGACAGATCAGTTTGTGCTGAAGCTTCAGCATCATACAAACGCATCTTGGAACGATCAACACCGATAACAAACTTCTTGTTCAAGTTTGGATCACCATATCGATTCTTCAACTGTTTAACCATGATCTGATTCAACTGTTCAAGTTCTTCAGTACTAATCAAAGCAAACATAAAGTCAGCGGTCGCAGGCAAACCAAAAGATTCTGATGTGTCCTCAAGACCAACATCCGAGTTGGAGAAACCACTGCGAGTCGTTTGTGTTGCAGATACGATTGGCACACCAAACTCAACAGCGAGACCACGCAACTCTTCAGCGATAGACTTGATGTATGAATAAGAGTTAACAGAACCACCTTGTTTGATGCGTGAACTGGAACAAATATTCAAGTAATCAATAAAGATAATTTCTGGTGTGAAATTCTTCTTAATCTTCAACTCATTCAACAATGCACGGAAGTGGCCTGCATGAGCAGCCGCAGTTGGATATTCTTTAATGATTAGTTTACCTTGAGTTTTATTTCTCAAAGCAGCAAACTTCTTATCATACTCAGCTCGAGGAATAACATGAAGATCATCAATGGTAACATTCAATAAGTTTGCATCAATTCGTTCAGCAATTTTCTCTTCAGCCATTTCCATAGTAATGTACAACACATTATGTCCTTGACTGATACAAGAAGCAGCAACGTGACACATGAACAAGGACTTACCAACACCAGTGCCAGCAAGTGCAATATTCAAGGTCTTAACAGGTAAACCACCTTTAGTGATCTTATTGAAGAAGTCTAGGTCAAACTTGATCTTCTTATCCTTACGATGATAAAAATCAAATCTTGATTCAGCGTCAATCAAATAATCGTGACCAACGTTCTGATCAAATGAAACACCTAAGGCATCAGCCAATAATTGTGGAATCTCACCCTTGACACGTTTACCAGATTTATCATCGAGAATGCCAACAGATTCCATGATGGCATTATAGATGGCTTTATCTTGACAAAACTTCTCAGTCTGATCCGTTAACCATTGGATTTCAGATGGTTCATTTCTAATTTCATGTAGATTTTCCAACAGTTTGATTGAACCACGGACTTGTTCTTCGGTTAAATTTTTACTCTCGGTCAAGTTGATTACCAATGCCTCATGTGTAGGCATGACTTTGTATTCGTTGACGAAATCAGATATCTGTTTAAATACCAATCTCTCACTATTATCTGAAAAATATTCAGCACTCATAAAGGGAATAACCTTGCGGGTATACTCCTCAGTATAAATCAGATTCTTCAGTATTGTTGTTTCTAGTCTGTTCATATGTTGCCGATTGTGATATAATTAATTCTGTCAATATGTCACCAAGGATTGTAACAAACTTTTCATCGGATTGCAAGGCCTCTTCAGTATGTGTGCCTGAATTGAGAACCTTGAATTCGAACTTTAAGTTTGCTAATGCCCCTTGTTCAATTAACTTGACTGTACCATAGTAATAAGTTATCCCACGGTAAATGCCTTTCAGCAGTTTTATTCCCGTGAGATCACTTTCTTCAATATGGTAAAACTCGTAGTCAACGCCTTCTCTAGGCGGTTTCGGCGTCATCCAATTCGTGAATTTCTTCCAGAACTGGATCTTCTCCCAAAAGGTTTCCATGTGCAATCCCATATTTGTCTTTAACGTAGTCTTTAAATTTCTGATTACTCAGAATTGGATCCCAAAACTCAGCACAGTTTGTATCAGCCATGCGTTTGTTTGGACCTAGTTCACCTGTTTCTTGATCGACAGTTGCATACCAACCATTCTTCGGTTTAGTAACAAATTTACCATCAAGTGCAATATCCATTAGACCGGAGTACCGTTGAATACCACCGTCAAATGTTACCAAGAATGGGAATTTTGATTTTTCTCGGACAAATCTAGATTTTTCGATATTGATTGTGAAATTATATCCAACTAAATCTGTGCCATCTTTCTCTTGTGCTTTACCAATAATGAATACTTGGTTAGCAGAGTACATGCCGCCAGTACCACCAGACATGACTGCCTTAGAGAACATTTCCATTGTTTGATATGTATGGTTAACAGCAATACAAGGAATATCTTTTGTTGTTAGGTGAGGTGTGACAATACGCCAAAGAGATTTCATAACACGAGCACGAGTCATATCCGCAACAGACTTTTCATCCAGTGCATCTTCAACTTCTTTTTTGGAAGCCAGATTACCAACAGAATCAATGAAAATAATCACTTTGTCGCCACGCTCAATATCAGCAAGACGTTTTGAAATATCAAATTTTAATTGTTCAAGGTGTTCGATTGGAAGGTGTATCACTCGACTTGTATCAATTCCATTTGTCTGAATATATTCTGGTGTAATACCAAATTCAGAATCATAGAACAAACAAACTGCATCTGGATATTTGTCCATGTAAGCCTTGACCATAACCAGACCAAGTAAGGACTTGAAGTGTCGTGACGGACCAGCGAGAAAGGTTAGTCCTGATATTAAACCACCATCAAGATCAGCAGATAATGCTAGATTGATAATGGGTACTTCAGTAGGAACTGGATCTTTCTTATTGAAGAAAGTTGATTCACTCAGTACCTCGGCCGACTTGATTGAGCCGGATTTCATCATTTTTTGTAATAAACTCATAATTTTCCTTTTATGTTTGTTGAGTGTTTTAAAGAGGGGAACTACCCCTCTACCAAGTATATATCAGCCGAAAAATGAATCTAATGAATTCACCTTTTCAGTTTTCCATCCGACACAATTTAGAATGACTTCAATCGGATCAAGATATGCTTTTTGGAATTGTAAATCATAATCAACATAATTATGTAAACCAAACTCTGATGGTAAACGACCTGGATATGAAATGACGGTATCTTTAAACGGATTAGGTTGTTTCAGATATGTAAATTTCAGTTTCTCGCCTTCTTGAATGGCAGGATACT